GTCCTGTTCTGAAAGTTCATTTAAAAATGCTCTTGCAATTACAGTACCAGCTTCAACGTACTCAGCTACTTTTTCTTGTGCTTCTTCTTGCTCAACATCGTTATTGATTAATCTTTGAGCCAACTCTACTACGTCATCCTCATTATAATCATCACCATATTCTTCTGCAAGTAGTGTGTCTGCTGCAGAAGCATACTTATTCAGAACTTCAGCTCTTTGATTATCTTGAGCTTCAGCTTCTTTATTCATAGCTTCTTGTTCAGCGTCATTGTGGCTAGATGCCACCATATTTTCATATGTATCTAATAAATTAGCCATTGTTTTCTTCCTCCTTGAAGTAAGTGTTATAAAGACTACCAATGATGTAATCGCTAGATGAAATTTCTTCTTCTTCTGCGACTTTTTCTTCCTCTACTGTTTCTTGAGGCTCTTCAGTTTCTGCTGCCGGCTCATCAACATTACCTTCTGAAGTATCTTCTTGACCTTCAGCTAGTCTGTTAATTTCATCAACAAAAGATCTTGCCATAATTCTGCCTTGTGAATCACATTCAGCAGCAATTTTTTGCATGTCATCTTCTGTTAGTTCAACCGTATCATCTGTAGATGTTTCTGTTTCTGTTTCTACAGAGCTTTCTTCTGAAGTAGCTTCTTCAACAGGCTCAATTGGGGTCTCGGTTGCAACTTCTTCTGGGGCAGAAAGATTATCTGCTAATGTTTCCTCTGCAGTCTTTTCTGTTTCTTCAAGAGATGCTAAGATCTCATCGATATTTACTCCCATAGTACTAAACCTCCGTTTAACTGTTAATTAACTAGTTCATGGTATAATGAATCTATTGACTCATCATCCATATGAGCGACCACACTGGCTACTCGTCTTTCAACCACTAATCCTGGATTGAAATCTGCTCGTTTTCTAAATCCACCTTTAAGCTTGCTAATGGCTCTCTTGGCTTTAACTCCCACTTTCCCGCCTATTAATGTTCCAAGTAAGGCAACTAATGCTGGGTGCTTTCTAACGAAATTTTCTTTTTTAGAGATTGGTATCCTTCTTCTAGCTTTCTCTTCGGCAACTGCTCCAAAATAATATGAAGCTGGTATTGATATTGCTGCTGCTCCTGGATACGCTCCTTCTTTATCAAAATTATCTGGTTCTCTTTCTTCAGAGGAAATTCTTTTAAAGGCCTTTTCTTGCGCTTTTAAAGTTCCCCCAACCCCTGCTCCTACCATTATAGGTAGTAACCAAGGATGCTTTCCTAAAAAACTTTTAAACATTCCAGTGTTGGCTTTGGGTATCATTTTAGAGTAAGAGTAGTATAAACTGGCTAATACCCCTAACGGTGCAACCGGATTTTTATAAGAGCTTAATGCCGGATCGTCTCTATGTCCAAAAACAGTCTTACTTACAAAACTTGGCTCTTTTTTCTGATGGTCATAAATAAACCCATGATCCGTGTCTTTAAATCCCTCATTAGCTATTTTTAATATACCTCGTGTAACCATAGCATTTTTTGATAAGGAATATAAGGGTACGTCTTCTTTTAGATACTCTACAATCTCAGAATTAAACCCATCTAAACTAACACCCTCGATATCCATAATAGGTGTATCTGGTGTTACTTCAAACAAAACCCCTTCCTTCTCTAACTCATCAGCTTGTTTAGCTAATCCTTGTGAGTATAAAGCTAGCTTCTGAAAATCTGCTCTATGTGGTAAAATTTGTAATCCCATTAACGTAGATAAAACTTCTGAAAATGGATGAGAATTTAACTTTTCCATCTGTTCTTCCGTCATCTTCTTAGGACCTACTAAATGATGCTTATCAGCTAATTTCTTGTTAGGGATAATAGCATCTAATTTACCAACTATTCTTTTATTCAAATAAGCTCTAGACTCTAAATTTGCTACCTTCTCTAAAGTTTCCTTTAATTTCTCTGTCCCATCAATTGTACTTCTAACTAATTTTGGGCCAGAATTATCAGAAGCTACTTTAGATAAAAAGCTAGCTGTTCTATCTGCTGGAATAGTCACAACACTTATGTCAAAAAACTTGGGCATAGTATTTACTGCATATACCCTCTTACCGTCTGACTGAACCTTGCCTATACTCTTTGATAAATGCTCGCAATATTGGGCTCTAGTCTTAGCTTTGTTATTACAAATCGAACAAACGTCGTAAGGAACTCTACATCCCATTGATACTGAAGGCAAATGTCCTTGTTCTAGTTTATATAATACGTCCTCAGCCTTGTTGTTGTCAAGCTCTAAAATTAATTCTACTCGTTTCATTTTTGGATTATAATGAGAAAAAACTACTTTACCCATAGACTTTTGAGGATCTTTGTTAACGTGGTGTCTATATACATGGGCTAAAGCTTCGAAAGTTTTGTGGTATTGGTGTAAAACATCTTCAGGAAAATAATCACCATTCTTATTAGCGCCAAAATATTCCCCCGCACCTAAAGCATTTACTAATGCATAGCTTTTATCGTCGTTACCTTTTAATGCCTCTATAAACCCACTTAGTTCATCGGAGTACTCTGCAGTTTTTGTTAGATGGCCGGGATGTAATAATCTTAAAATTTCAGAATTATTATCCCCATAATCATATGTGAGTACTTTTTCTATCATAATTTTATTGCTTCCAGTTGTCTAATTTTATTACGGTTGTGGCCTAGGCTGTGCAGGTTTTATACCCCAAAATTGTGGGTTATTCTGAACATCTTGTTTCATTAAAATAGATGCTACATCTGTTCCTGGGTGTGCACTAGCAACATCAATAAATTTGGTTGAAGGTTTTCTTTCTTTCATAGTTCTTGCATGCGAACTATCTATATCAGTAAGATTTTTAACCATATCTGCTGAAGGTCCGCCAACCTCTTCTAATCCTTTATCAATTGACTGTCGTATATAGGCTCCAGCTGCTAAAGGGTCTTGACCCATTGATGGGGCAAAATGATATAAAGATTCCCAGTACTTAGCTACTACATCTGGATCTTCTTTTGTAAGGGTTGGATGAGCTTTAAGCATTTTTTCAAAATAATCTTTTCCTTTAGCCTTATGACCATGCTCCTCAATCTTATCAATAACTTTGTCTATAAAGGCTTGAACAGACTGTAATACAGAGCCAGCTACGATACTAGCGGCAATATAAGGAAGCCATCCCTGTGCTTTTCCCATCATTCCACCTACTTGTGCTTCCTTCTTAAATTCTTCCATATACTTAGAAATAAATCTTTGTTTAAAAGATGCTTTTTTATGGAATGGATGGGATGGGGATTTTTTACCTCTAATAGCTCTATCTCCTATATCATATGCAAAAGCTCCTACACTAGCTACTACCTTTCCTACATCCTGTGCCGGTTTAGAATTAGTAATTTGTTTTGCCATTGCTTTAATTTTGTTAGCAGGCCATTTAGGGTATGCTTTTTTAACAGCGTCATATGGCTTCATTCCAGCCTGTAAATTGTGTTTTACTTTATCGTAATTAGCAACTTTTTTTAATTTCATTCTATAATTAGGCTGCCCCATATAAGATAGTGCTGCTACTGCTGGGACTACTATTCCGCCAAACTTAGCTCCATGTTTTAAGGCATTAGGGTTTCCAGCATTAAATAATGTAGTTAATACTCCAGAAGAAACACCTGTGCTTACTCCACGTTTTAGAGCTCTCTTAGCTTTCTGTTTTTTAGATTGTTTTTTCTTTTTCAGGACATACTTTTGTTCTGCTAATTTATCGAAAACTTCTGCTGCTTTGCTCATTAACGTTTTCCCCTTTTTCCAGTGTAAGCCAAAATAGTTGGTTTTCTATTTTTGTACACCATACTTTTTTGTAAAATCTCTCCTTGCTGTCCTTTTCCAGCTTTCTTTCCGGCCTTACGACCAACAGCTAGTGCTCCAGCTCCTATAGATGTTTTAGGATGATTTTTTATAAAACCAAATAAGTTTGATAAAACTCTTTGTATATTACCACGTCTACCACCTTCATAAATTATTCTTACTCTTCCTGCAATTTTTTGTAGTGGTAATTTATATGAATCTTTTAATTCTGTAAAATCTCTTGCATACTTTAAAATAGCATTTTCAATTTTTGTTCCTCTAGTAAAATAATGCTCTATAGATGCTGCAGACTTATAAAACTCAGACTCTGGATTAACTACACCGCTAACCTCTGCAGTTTTATCTAGCTCAATATGAGGCGCATACTTCTCTATTCTAGGAGTTAAGTGATCTATAATGGCATCACTGGTAATTGGGGCAGCAGCCTTTATAACCTCTGTTATATTGTTATAAGGGGTGTCACCTAAAATTCCTTGTTTAGCTTGTTTTTCTAAGTTAGCATACTCTTGTTCTACGTTAGCTTCAGTCTCTACTAATGCTTCTTCTAAAAATGGTATTGCATCTCTTAGTTCTTTTGCAGCTATCATGGCTGTAGAAGTTGTTTCTTTGGCTGAGGCTACTTTTTCTTGAGGCTCTTCTTCAGAAACCGATTGGCTCATCTCTGATGCTACATCTTCGTAGTCTTTATCATAATCATCTATTTCAAATGGATCAGTCACAGCTTCTGTATTTTTATTATATACTGTTCTAAAATCAGCTAAATCAAATTGAACATAATTATCTTTAGCAGTTTTTAATAAGTTTAAATAAGTCTCAGTATTAGCCATTTCAGCAACCCTTTGTAATTGTTCTTTGTTTAGGCCATTATCTGACGCAACTTTACTAAGTCCATCATTTAATGGTCTGTTCTCTGAAATAAAGTCTTCAGAAAGTTTCTTACCTAATTCGTCTAGTTCGTTTACTGTTATCATGTTAGTTTTAATATAATTTAATGATGACCATATGTCAAGTTATTTTTAGAATTTTGCCATACCTGTTTGAAGCTCTAGAGCAGTACTTGCAAATAAAGTGGCGTGTACTGCATCATCTGGGCCTATATTTATATATCTAGACACATTTCTATCTTCATCATATTCTATTTGTACATTTAAAAAGTCATCTGCAAAATGGCGTGTATGGTCCCATTTTGGTAAAATTATCTCCCTTTTTTTAATTTTCGAAAAAAAATTGTCCATAGCCTGGTTTTTACTTAGTGTATACGCAGGCATCTTAGCATTCCACTTAATTCTTTCTTTCTGGTTTGGTAGGTGTTGGAAGGCAATAACTTTCGTGTGTCCTAATCTATTTCGTAACTCGGCATTACTTGCTTCTCCCATACCATAGTCTGCTGCTACATGTATACACTTCCACTTTTTAAAAAGTCTTGGAAGTTCTCTATGTATAAAAGCAAAGTCAGCTTCTTTGCCTATAAACTTCTTCATATAAACAACTTTGTTTTTGTCACCCTGTCTTTGCATTATAGAAATAACTGTATTACTGCTATCACTATTTACAGGACCGTAATCAACCCCCATTATAGAATGGTAGTCTTTCTGTGGTCCCTGAGGATCTTCGTCCATAGATAAGTCGGGATCGCAGATGGAAATAAGTTCTGCTTCAGATACAGGCGTTACTCCTGCATCATATTCCATCCCCAATGTTTCATTATAGAAAATGCCTCTAGAAGTGTTTTGACGCTTTTCTAGTACGTCCTTCTTCCAATCTACCCATGGGGAATTTGCAAAGTGAAGTAAGCAGACTCTATATCCCTCTAAATCATTAGAATCATTGTTAGGTGAATGTCCTACCCACTCCCCTGTTTTAAGGTCTAAAAGTACGCCACATTTACTGCAAATAACTCCAGCATCACCAATACAGTCCTCATTTAGTAAATTCCAATGATTGCACGCTTGGCATTTAGGCATAAATTCACACATAGTAGATCGACGCCAAATATTAGCTAATGTCCCTCTAGTTCGTTTGGGAGTTCCACAAAACCATGAAATTTTATGTTCCGATCTTGACATAGTTTCTTGTATCACTGGTATTACATCCTCACGTAAATCCTGAACCTCATCAAATAAATTCATATCTGCAGAATACCCTCTAATTCTATCCGCACTTAATAAAGCATATCTTAGGTACATTCTACTTCCATTTAAGAATTGCTTCATAAAGACGTTTTGTATTAGGGAGGAATTAGTATAGTGTTTAGTTAAAAGGGGGCTTCCCTCTATAACTGGGTTTACTCTATCGTGAGAAAATACTTTGGTTTGGTCTACAGTAGGAGCAATATATAAGGTTTTAAAGTGGTTCATCATGGCACTGTTGCTTACCATGATATTTGCTAAAGTAGTACTCTTAGCAGTTTGTCTACTAAACATCAAAACAACTTGTTTAGCACCTGTGTTGTATATTTGTCGCATATGCGGGTAATCATCTAAAGAGAACGGTTGTCCATTTAAATGGAGAAAATTCTCTGCAAACTGACTACGGGTTAATTTGACTTGTTTTTTGTCTGCCATTTATGTCTCGATAAACTCTTTTGTTTTCTACGCTTGTCGCTAGGTTTAATATAATACATTCTAGACTTTAATTCATCAAAAAATTCATTAGCCTCTAATGTTTTACTTAGCTGTCGTAACGCACTCTCTATATTATTGTTGCGTACCTTGACGTGAAATGGCATGTAATAATGTTTTTTTATCTTCATCATCCTTGATTGTTTTTAGTTGTTCAAATAAGTTACCGTGTATTCCATGCTCAATCATCTTGAAAACAATATTTTTAAATGATTCTCTAGGAATGCCAAACCCTAATCTATATGCATCTTTTCTATCTGACTTTATAGACTTAGCTTGGCTAATTAGATCAGTAAGATCATCTTTTACCTCTCGTAATTTTCTATCTGTTCTTGCAGTATGCATTTCTGTTTTAGTTCCTAACTGCCTAAGAACCTTATAATCAGCAATATCTTTTAAGTACTCCTCTGCTTCTCGATTAAACTTATTTGCTATAAGCTGAGCAGTCATTAACTCGTCTCTAAATTGTTCCTTGGGTGCTCTAATGGTATCGACTGATGGTGGTGCTTTTAGCCAAGAGTCTTTAAGAACATCATATACCCCAAATTTATAATCTGCTCAGGTTTCGCTAGTAGATGGATTCTCAAAGTCATGTTCAACAATAAAATAATTTATAGGCCGTCTAGTTCCTTCTGCTAAATCACCATTTAAAATATCTTTTTTATCATGGTAAAAGGTAGATAAGTTTTCTAACCTAACATTTACATCTATATCAGATGTTTCGGAATACTTAAAACCTGTAATAGATCCTATAATAAATACTTCTTTTATAATGTTTTTAGGTAGAGAGCTGTTTAGCTTGTGTAAAATTTGAGATCTAATTGCAGGTAAGAGTCTTGATGGAACTATGTCACCATTTTCTTTAGCTCCTCAAACATCTCTTGCTATTTGGGGTTGTATGGGGTCTATAACTCCTGAAGTTTTGTAAAATTTTCCCATGCAGATTACTTCGAGTTCTTTATAGTATCGTATATGTTCTTAGATTCTTTTGAGTCTATACTCTGGCCATAGTATCTTTTAGTTAATTTTGGATCAGCTTTATCATGCAAACCTTGGTAAGTATTACCCTTATTATTAATTAAGCTATCACCCACTGAAAAATCTCATCCTGCAGACGTTTGTGGATTAAATTGTTTATAAGTATATTTAGACCCTAAAGTGCTTACTGATGGATATAAGCTTTGTTGAATTTTCATATTTCTATTAACATCGCCTTGGCTATAGTTAGTTCCCATAACCCTATTAATTTCATCTTTGTTTGGAGATCCATAAAAGTTATCATACTTGTTAGCTGCTACACTTTTTAAATCAGTTGAATCTGTATCGCTGTGGTTATAAGCCCCTTTTAAATATGTTTTTCTTTTATTGTTCTCGTTAATAGCGTTTCAACCCATGATTCCGCCTGCAGCCATTATGGGGTGTCTAACAGGCATTCCTACAACTTGTCCAGATCTCTGAACTAGTTTTCTAGCTATCGGACTCTTTATATACATTGGAGATTTTTTATTAGTGGTTGCAAATGCTTTGGGATTATCAACAAAGTTAACTGTACGCTGAACAGCGTTTCCTGCTTTAGTCTTTTTGGCCTTGTCTATTCCTTTGACAAGAACCTTTTCAACCTTAGACGCTCCAGGGAGTTTACGCGCTACTCCCTTTAGTAACGTACGAATAAGCTTTACTCGTGCAGTTTTCTCTATTGGTTTGGAGGTTAATCCATCTATATTAAAAAATTTCGCCATGTAATAAGTTCCTTTACTTACGCAAGGTTTGTATTATATTGTTTTCCGTTCCAGCTAAACTCTTTCTTTCCAGCTTTTCTTGCTGATGCAAATGCTGGTCCAAATTTACCTGATCCAGCGTTTGATGCTTCGGCTGGTGGTGTTTTTGCTGGCGGTGTTCCTGAACCTATTCCTGATGCTTTTCCAGTTGTATCGTCAGTTTTAGCACCTGTTCCTGAACCTATTCCTGATGCTTTTCCAATATTATTTTCAGGTTCACCTTTAATTTCTCTTTTAGTTACTTCACCTTTTGTTATAGTGGCTTTACCTGTTTTACCAGTTAACCCAGCTTTCTCTACATTCGCTTTAAGCTTGTTTTTTTCTATCTCTAGTAATTGTTTTTGTCTATTTACTGGTTTATTGTCTGGTTCCTTACCTGCCGGTTTAGCCGTATTTCCTGCTGTTGCTGCTTCACCTTTTGAAAAATCTTCTTTTAAGTTATCTCCCCATTTCTTTCCACCTTTAGCAACGGCTGCGCCTGCTGCTGCTGCACCTGTTGCAACTGCTTTACCTCCAGCTTTTGCTACATTTGCTCCAGCTTTAGCTACATTAAGTCCGGCCTTAGCTGCATCGCCTGCGATACCAACTGTGCCCTTAGCAACACCGCCAACAGTTTTAACAGAACCTTTAGCTACATCGCCTACACCTTTAGCAACTTGTTTAGCTCCAGCTCCTACATCTTTAAATTTATCTCCCATGTATTTACCAGCTCCAACTGCGCCTTTACCTACTGCCTCAGCTCCACCTTTAATTACTTTTCCAGTTCCTTTAGCTACAGCCCCAACTCCTTTACCTACAGCTTTTGCGCCTGTTGCAACTGCTTTACCTGTTCTTTTAACAGCCCCAACCGCAGCTCCTGCTGCTCCGGCTAAGAATTTTCCTGGATACCATTTAGCTAACTTTTCAAGATCTTCCTCTGAAAGATTGTCCCAATCTAATTCTGGAAAAACTTGGCTAGCTGAAATCTTTAACATCTCATCATTGAATGCTTGAGTTATGATAGCTTGCTTCTGCGTATCTAGCTCATATGCCGATAATTTAATCATTTTAATTAACCTCCGTTATGTGTTTTATCTGGCTACCCATAAGTTCGCCAGGTTTTACTTCCGTACTTTTGCCGTCCGCGTTGACAACTAAAGTTTCTATCTGAAATTGTATAGCCTCAAATAAATCTTGCTTATCCCCAGTTTCTTTTTCTAATCTCTCTAAACGATCAGTAAGCTTAACTGCTAACGCACCCCATTTCTGAGCTGTATCTGGATCAATCTTTGACCTCTCTTTAAAATTATAATAGCTGTCTACCATCATATCTCTTAACATACTATTAAAAGACTTGTCTGGGGCAGCTCCTAATTTTCATACTAAATAATCTTTGTCTCCTAAGAGGGCCAATTTATAAAATTTTAATAATCCTGTATCTTTAATAGATGCAACGTACTCTTTCTTTTGGTCTAAGTTCCAATTAGACACATTAAAAAAGTAATGTAAAAATTGTCTTATATCATCAGAGCTATAATGAATATTATACTTTCCATTAACTATTAGCTCTATATCTTCTTCAGTAATTCCTGCTAAAGCCATACTCGTAATTAATCGGTACATTAGAGGATCGTTTAATACTTGAAAAGCTCCGTCAACCCCCTCTATACCTGAGGCTACTTCAGCTTTAAATACATATCCGTACATTTTTTCTACTTGCCAATCAGCTAATCAAAGAAGGTCAAGAACTTCTTTACCTTTAAAGTAGTCTGGTTGCTCTGATAAAAATCTTTGGTAAATAATAGAAAGGCCTTTAGATGGGAAGTCTCTATTTATTTTAGATAGATTACTTTCAATATCCGTTAAGGACATTTTCCCAATTACTAGGGCCTCGATATATTTAATAAATGGTACTTGCATTATTTATAGACTTTCCTACATTTTCCGTTTAAGCAAACATTTCTTTTATGTACCTTTCCTCTATCATCTCTCACTTGAGTACTTGAAACATGACTACCACCACACGCTCTACAACGTAATCTTTTACTTAGAACTTTTGAATACTTCATTTAATCGAGTCCTATCTAATACTAGTTTATCTCCCCAGCTATCCAGTTTCTCATCTAACTTTCCATCAAACGTATCATGGATAATATCTTTTAATTCTGTGAAATTTGTAGGAGATTCCTTTGCAGCAATCTTAGTAAAGATATTTTCATAGTCTGAATCGGTTAAAACTACTTCTCGTTTAAGAAACTCAAAAGACTTATGAGAGCCTTGTTTTAAAAACTCATCAAGAGCCGCATCCTTATTAACATCTCTATCATTTAGTATAATTTGCTTGGCCATATTTTATTCCTCTTCGTTATAAATTAAACCGCAGTAGAAGTGTAAGTCACTCTCACTGGGAGAATCTGTAAATGCTGCTACTTTTTCAAGAGTTTCTGTATATAAAGTTATACAATCATCATAAGATACTGTGTCTTCACAAGTGGCACCAAAAGTATCTTCTGCATACGTTTTTATATGCTCAGCTATTTTTACATGGTCTTTTGTACCATTATGCTCAACAAGTAGGTACATACTAAACCTTAGCTTTTTTCAAAGCTCTTAATACTTTTTTATCGCTAGGTAATATTCCTTTTCTTTCTTTTCGGCTTCTACCTATATTAGCTCTTGATTTCACAGCTCTAACTCCTGTCATTATTGCTCCTGCCTTAAGTCCGCTTTTCAGGACGGCTTTAGGGCTAGATTTTAAACCGATTACTTTTCGGGCCAATGCAGTACCTCCTGCGAATAGAGAACCGTGAAATAATGGGTTAGTGCCTAGCCTACTTATAGGGTAAGTTTTTCCACCAGTATTATGCTTCTTACTAAGAGCATTTAACATTATTCCTTCGTTAGGAGTTATGCCTTGTTTTCCTTGAGCTGCTCTTCCCATAGCTGCTCTTTGGTGTATAGTTCTATCTATCCCCAAAGAATATGCATTCATGAAGCTAGTAATACCTCTACTTACAGGATACGTTTTCTTCTTAGATTTTTTAGCTATTTTCTCAAATATGCTTTCTGCTCTAGTCATAGATATCTCCTTTAAAACTTACTTAATCCTTTATAGCTTTAGCCGTGCCTTTAGCTGCTACTGCTCCAGCTCCAATTGCTCCAAGCCCTAAAAGTCTTTTAGTTTTTTTCTTCCGAAGATCTGCGGGCCCAAATTTACCTTTGCTAGCTTTTCTAGCACCTTTTCCAACAGCCGCTCCAACGCTTCGGACACCTTTATCTATGGCTTTAGCTCCTTTTTTAGCAGCTTTTGATCCACCTTTAGCTATGTTTTTAACAGCTTTTACAGCCTTAGCAAATAAGGCTCCTTTTCCAGCGATCTTTTCTAATTCATCAACAAAAGCGGCTTGTGTTATTTTCATGCCCTCTTCAGTCAGCTCATTATAAGAAGCTGTTTTAGTTAATTCTTTGCTCATATCTTTATTCCCCTTTTAAAATAAGTTTGTGATTAGATACTGATTTAATATAATGCCTACAAGTCTGACAGTCAAGAACATTTACTAAAAGCCTCCTAAGGATTTAATAGTTGCAATAGTTAATCCTATCAGCCCACTAAACATAAGTCATAGTGCTTTAGTTATCCCACTTTTTCATATAACTAGACTATTTACTTTAACTATAACCCCATCATCAGGATTATATAATCTTTTTTCTAAACTTCTTATATGTTTAGAAATGCCTTCAAACTGTTCTTCTTGTTTTTTTGTATGTGCTAATTGGCTGGCCTGTAGACGTTTAACTTCTCTACATAACTCTTTAACTTCACCGTTAGGAAGGTGCGATTCTATATTATCTAGTCTATCCATTATCTGTTTATTTGTTATTGCCATTTAGCTCCCCTTAATTACTTGGCACTTGCCACAGTAGTATTTTGATTATTTTGTATCTTCGCATTAAGTTGCTTTATAGTTACCTTAGTTCTAGAAGGCTCTGCACTAAAAAATTTTGGGCCACTTACTTTATTAGTGGTAGCCTTATTAATATTTAGATTTGTATCTTTTTCAGGGTTAAGCTGCTTTATATACTTATGAGGCGCGCCTGTACTACCCTCATCAAAAGTCACCTCTTCGTCTTCTGGTGTAGACTGCTTATCCTCCATACCAGTGGGGTGTAGATCAGAAGCTAGTTTATATAAAGACTCGGTAAACTTATTCATTATTTAATCCCATGGTTTTTAATTATAGTCTGCACATTTTTACGGTATTTCTTTTTAACCGCATTAAAGGCCTTATCATCTGGATGAACCCAATCTTTCATTGGTACAGGATTTCCATATCTTTCTTTAGCTCTGTGTCTAGCATAGGCTAGTGGTTTTACGGAAGGGTTAATTATTCCTTCTTTTTCATCTGCCACCATATCATCGGTTCAGTCTTTAAATGTTCTTTTTTCTGGAGGGTCTGGGTGTGTTATTACTGGCTCTGTTTTTGGTTTTGGTTTTGGTTCTGGTTTTGGTTTTGGTTCTGGTTTTGGTTTTGGTTCTGGTTTTGGTTTTACCGGTTCTTTTGGTACATTATCCTTCTCATCAACTACAACCGGGAATCCTGTGATTTTGTCAGGCTTAAATTCAGAACGTAGTGGGTCTCCATAAATATTATCTAAATCATTTGCTGCTTTAAAAAATTTACCCATTATCCTCTCTCCTTTTCGACTACTGCATCAGCGACAGACTTAACATCATCAGTAATATTTAATCTACTTTTATTTTGTTGGTACCAGTCCGAGAATCTTAATGTGGTCTGCTTATTAGTTTTATTAACAGAATACCAATCACTTAAAGCTTCTAACTGATTCTCTAGTGGTTGTGGAGTACCAATTTTATGTGCATGGTGTAAATTCTGTTGGTAATGTGTATCTACCGTATCTCTCCACTTCTTATGAAGCGCCGGATCTTTACTTCCTTTTAAACCTTTAGAACCATAAAACCAGTCAGAGTACTGTCTAAATCTATTAGGCTGAAGTTTGTCTAAATCGTGTTTCAAGAGTGTACTCCACTTAACACCTAACTGTCTACCAGGACCGATCATGTTTGCTTTGTGCTTAACAATATATTTTAGATAATCCCAATCATGCATCTTTACTGCAGAAGTTTTATTTAAAGCACTGCTGCTTCTAGTAGTAAGTAAATCTTTAGCTGAAATTGGTGTAGGTCTAATATTTGGTATTTTAGCAGCGGCTATACTTGGCGCCTTAGGGGATGCAACTGGCTTGCTCCTAGTTTTATACTTCGCATCTTCTGCTGTTTTAAAAAATTTTCCTAAATGCCTGGCGCTATTCAGTAAGCTTGGAGACACCTTGTCTAAAATTTTCTGCATTTTTTCAGGGTACTTAGTAAACTGCTTCGTTTTTCCAAGGCTTACCATTTTAGGATCATGTACAGCTTTTTGTCACTCTAGAAATTTATTATATTTTTCAGGAGTTGATACTCTTAATGCTTTTGTATTTCACTGCTTTATAGATTTAGTAAAAGAGCTTAAAATGCTTCTCTTCAAAGAGGCAGTTTTAAAAAATTTTCCCATTACTTACTAGCCACCATATTAGATTTAGCTTTTTCTTTTAAAGACTTAAAATAATCATCTACTGCTGCAGGATAGGTTTGTCCAGAATTAACAAGGCTTAACGAATCCTTAGTATGTACATCTTTTATATTTGGAAGAGTCATCTTCTTCATTGATTTTAACGTTAAGTCTTTATATTTTGAGTCGGTTATATCACCAAAAGTATTATTAATAAACTTACCGTGCTTTTGTTTGTTTTTAGAAATTAGTACCTTGGTAGCTGCGTCTACAACAAACTGAGGTGAATAAGCCTTTACGGTATTATATCTTTTAATATTTCTCATAGTCTTTTCATCCTTACTCCCCTCGAGAGCAATTCGAGACGTAATGGCCTCTTCTAATTTTTTATCTGCTGTTTTAAAAAATTTACCCATTTATAGTTTCCAAGTTAAATTAATTCCCTTATAAGGGTGCTTAGGGTCTCCCCCCAACCATTTTCCCATATCTCCTATACTAACTGAACCTTTATCCCCTTTACCTATAGGAATAGTTACATGTCTATTTTTATATAGTTTATATAAGTCTTTCGCCTTATTTGCTAGATTACTAGATTCAACCCAAGTTTTCTTAGGGGATGGTTTAGCTGGTATAAGTGATCTTAAGCTAGGGCTAGGTTTAGTCAATCTCATCCCTGTTGGGAATTGGCTTACATGTTCTAAAGATTTCTTAGTTAGAACCTTCTTTATTTTTGCAGTTTTTACAAACCCTAAATTAAGCAAACTCCCTGACATTTAACAAACCCCCATTTATACTATCTAAATACCTAAATCTTTCATTTTCCCTCTGAGACTATCAATACCTCTTTCATACATAGCTTGATCAGGGTGGCTATCATATACATCTGCCTTTTCTCCTTTAGATTTATTGATATATCTATTAGCTATATCTTTGTCAGGCTGCTTCATTGACTCTCTTCTTTTCTTAATCTTTGAAGCTTCTTCGTCCAAACCCTCTGGTGCCTGTGAAAAAGGCATATTCCCTGCATAAATTCCTGCTGGAGAGTCTGTTGTGTTGGTTGAAGAAACGCCTTGCTCTTGCTGACGTTGTTGTATTTGTTCCATCATATCATTAGCCGTTTGTTGACCATCACCTCCACGTGTCCAATCAAGATTACCTTCATCTCCAAACCAATCGTCTTTTAATGAAGCTATGACACCTTCCGGTAGTCCACTATCTCTAAGGTTCTTATATACTGCGTGCATATTATCTATATTAGTTGATGATGACCCTATATAAGGATTAACATTTGCTACATATTTTTTATAAGAATCAGCTCCACCAGATACTGTTTCAAGAGTTTTACCGATAATTTCACTCTTCTTAAGAGTAGGATATTTTTTCACAAGCTCTCTTGTTGTATATTTCTTACTTACAATGTCTGCATTAGCCTTATCTTTTTGAGATACTACTTTTTTAGCTGCTGGTTTTTTAGCCACTGGCTTTTTCTGTGCCTGCTTTAGTAATCCAAAAAATGGTGATAGTGTTCGCATTATTTAATCTCCTTATTTAGTTTGATTGGGCCCTCGGGCTCCTCTTTAAGCTTTCGCTTCATTTTATTAACATGTTGATCTATATACCCGGATAGAGCGCTTGGTTCTGTAGAACCCTCTATTTTTTCACTCCATTTATTTTGTATCTTTGCTGGTTTGTTAGTATCTTTGGGTACTGCTCAATGGTGTATATCCATCCCCTTTAAATTTTTTCCTGTATTATACTTAACAGTATCAGCAACTGCCATAGAATAGTCGTTAGGATTTAATTTCATAGACTCCATAACTTTATTATATCGGTCTGATCCTGGACGATGCTTTCATAGTGGGCCCATGTATGTGACCTCTTGATCTCCATCTTGAGCCTTCTTTATAAATGCACTAGCAATCTTTTTTAATGATTGTGGGAGTGCTTCTCCAGTCTTTTTTAAAGCTCTTTTTTTACGCGCCTCTTCTTTTTTACGCTCATAATCACTTTGTATATCGCTACCCTCATTATAATTAAATCGAGGTGGGGCAGGTAAAGCTTCAAAAGGTTCATTAGAAGTTGAGTCTTTTGGGTCTTTTTTAATATCAGTCTTAAAAGGTTTTGATGGAATCTCTATCCCTTGGCCATCTGTTGTACCAACTTCTGTAGGTGCGCTTGGGTCTTCAACTGTTGCGTCTGGCATAAGTTTTTTAGTTACAAGTGCTGTAGTACCTATAACAGCTGCTGGTGGTAAAACTTCTTTTACTATTTTTGGGGTGGCTTTGTTAAATCCTTTTAATATTCCCTTCCATAAAGCTCCAAAACCCCTTTTTGCTTGTTTCTCAAAAAGGTGTTCTGCCTTTACACTGTGGAATTTATTAGGCATGCTTATTGGTCCTTCTTTTTATTTAGAATACTATTTATATTATTATATGCTTGTCTTCTTACAGCTCTTCCAGGTTCATCAATAAAGGTATTGCTTTTAGCAGGCTTAGGATCCGATGTAGTAGTCTGCTTAGAAGAGCCCGCTCCAGAATTAACTACATTATTTATAGTACTATCAGCTTTAGTAATTGTCTTATTTGTAGAGCTTGGTGAAACATTTTTTGGATCGGTTGGCATAAACTGCCCAATACCATAACCAATGCCTTCTCCAACTTTTCCAACAGTGTTATCCAGTACAGCGTTGTACCCAGTGTTAAGAGCCTTAGCTCCTGGAACACCTGCTCCTTCTCCACCTTCTAAAAGATTTTCAACACCTCTAAATCTTGCAAAACTCTTTACTAGAGCATTTGATTTTCCTCCTGGCTTAAATGGTTTTAGGCCAGTAGGTACTTTACTAATGGTTTCACCTATAGTATGCGCACCTTTATTTGTAGCCTTTATTACTTTTTGTACTCCTAGTGGTGCTTTTGAAATAGTCTCTGCTGTCTGTTGAGTAAGTTTAGTGCCTATAGCATTTTTAGTTTTATTTAATACTTTGGGTGCACCTTTGGTACCAGCTTTAACTGCTTTGTATCCTTTAGCTGTCCACTTAGCTCCTTTAGCGGCGGAAGCTCCATACCCAACTCCTGGTACAGCGGCTGCTAATGATAGTGCTGCATTACCGGCTTGTCCTCTTGCTCCGTATATTCCAGCATTAGCTAAGTCGGCTACATTTCCGACAAGGGGTACCAGACCAGCAACGTCTAAGCCTCCATGTAATAAATTCCATCCCCAACCATCTTTGGCGCGTTTTTCTAACGAGGCATATTTATATATTAATTTCTCTGATTTAGTCACTATCTTCTTTCCTTCTTCATTTTCGAAATGGTTCTATTAGAAGTCTTGTTTGCTACTACACTAGTAAGGGCGGCTGCTGCCACACCTTTATCTGTTTGTCTACCTAGTTTATAAGCAAGGCCTACAGATGGATCCTCTATATTACTAACTTTTTTATTTAACCATCTATTAGAAGTTTCTTTAATATCAATTCCTAGCCTTTTTACTGCTTTAGTAAACTCTCCACCTTTTACATTCTTTTTGGCAGTAGCTTTTCTTACAGCAGTTGCTGTTGAACTATCTTTAAGTCCCATAGCAAATGCTTCTCAAACATGTTTAGCTTTATCTGCTTTAGAAGCTTCTTTTTTTATTCCTTTTCCTACTAGAGCACCAATTCCTGCTCCAAGGGCTATAGCAACACCCGCAGTTGGAACTTTCAGAGCTTTAGTAGCTTTCAAAGCGCCTCTATGTATTATAGGCCCAGCTTTCGTTTTTTTCCTAGTAAACAGTTTTCTCATAGTTCATTTTATAGCGTCGTCTTCACTCGCCCATAACTTTTTTAATGCTGTTTGTGTTTTAGGCTTTTTTATATTCTTAAGCTCTCTAACAGTTTCTGCTACTCCGGCTGCTGCTCCAATAGCTGCACCCTTTTTAGCATTAGTTTTCTTCTTTTTCTTTTTAGCAGCTTCTTTTTCAAATGTATCAATAATCCCATTAGCTCAGCTAGCTGTTTTTTTAAAGCCTTTCATATCCGTCTTTCTTAGCTTAAAAGTTTTCTGAATATGGTCACTTGCTTTTTTTGATCTTATAGCCGAGGACCCCTTAGATGTTTTATAAATATGGTTATATACCACTAAAATCTGGTCTACCTTTTTAGCTGGCAGCTCACTCATTTTATATTTATACAAATTTAATTTAGATAGTGTCTTCTTAACAGGTGTGTTAAGAGCTGTCGTTATAGCTTTTCTAGATTTTGGGTGGGCCATTGCCGCTCCCATTGCTGCTCCACCTATACCTCCAGCTAATGTAGCATGCGCTGCTTGGTCTATTGTTACCGTCTTTCTCTTTGCGGCAGTTTTATAAATTAGCTCTTCAGACTTAGTCATTACTCTTCCCCCGATACTTCGTTAATAAGGCCCCTTATAAAAGACTTCTGTATAATTACTGCAGCTTCTTTTTTAAATGGGTCTTTGTATTTTTTTGATAATCTAGACTGTGGATTCTTAAACGCTTCCGATAGACTAGAAGTGGGATTCTTAAACGATTCCCTAGTAACTCTAGGGTTAGTAGCGGGATTGCTTGGAGGAATATTACTTTGTGATAATCTGTGTCCTCTTTCTAAAGACTCTCCCTCGTATGATACTTTGGGTGGTGTCATCACTTTAGGGGCTTTCGCGGTTTCAACGGATTCTCCATCATAGTTTCCTACTTCAACTGATTCCCCTTCATAGAGTCCTACCCCAGAAGGGTCGCTAGTAACATTTGATTCTGTACTTTCTGCAGTGCTTATTGCAGCAGGTTTTTTTACTATAGCAGGGTTTTCCTCTGCATTCTCTACATTAGATCCGGCTAGATCCTCTTGTGCAAATTGATTTCTATATTTTTTATTAAAAACGTGCTTTCCAGCCTCATGTCTTTTTCTAGCCTTAGCCTCAGCTTTAGCCTTCCACTTATCCATAAGATTACCAGCATTTTTTTCTATTAGCTGTTCGGATTTAGACAAAGAGCTTGTGTGAGTAGCGCCTTTTTCTGCTAATTTATCAAATACTTGTTCTGCTCTAGTCATCTTAAATATCTCCTTTACTCTTAGTTTGTGGTTTAGTGGCTGCCAAATAGCTGCTATCTACCTTATCTGATACTGTCAGATGTCCTACCCTTTTAGCTGCTGGGGGTTGTACTAAAAAATTTGCGTATTTAACGGGTTCAGGCAGTTTCGCTGGTTTAGCGGGTGCTGCTTGTGGTGCTGGTTTCACCGGTGCTGCGGGTGCTGCGGGTGCTGCGGGTGCTGCTCCAATAGCTGCTCCTACATCTTTGGCTACTCCTTTAGCTGCTCCGGCTATACCTTTGGCTGTTCCGGCTGCCGCTTTGGCTGCTGATCCTACTCCTTTAGCCGCTGCTCCTACATCTTTGGCTACTCCGGATCCTACAGCTTTAACTGCTCCGGCTATACCTTTGGCTGTTCCGGCTGCCTTTGCTCCTACAGCTTTAGCTGCTCCGGTTACACCTTTAGCTATATCTTTAATATCTGGTATTGCGCCTCGTTTTTCTAAAATTTTATCTAATGTTCTAATTCGTCTCATTATTTAGTCCCCTTTTTATTAATCCTTTTACTTCCTGATAATAGTGTTGCTGCGGCTGCTAGTCCTAAAAGACCTCCTGCAGAAAAACCTTTTTTTGCTCCAGTAAATTTTGGCATGCGAGATAGCCGGCCGTCAGCTGCTACATTCCGTTTCTTACTTCAACGCTTCATATTTACTTGAGCACCTATAGCTCCCCCAAGTATTCCTGCTGCGCCAACAGCTTTCTTAGACTTTTTCTTTTTAGCTAACTTTTCCATTATATGTGCTGCTTTAGTCACTAATATTATTCCCCTTTATATCCAACTTAAAAATTTTTAAAAATATTTCCCAAAAGGGCTTTTTTAAAAAAACCTAAAAAATTTTCTAGGCTCGAAAGAGGTCGGTTGGGACCTCACTCTGTGTGTACATACTGTGGTAAAAGGCGGGGGGTAGGTAGGGGACCCTAAAGTCTTGATCCTAGGTTTGGACCCTTTCTAGCTGAGCTAACTCTTTTGCTGCTTCGCTATACCTAAACACTCGCTTGTATCCACAATCACTGCAGAGCCAAATACACTTCAATAAACAGATTCTCATAAACTTCTGTGAGTTTTCCCCACATTTTTCGCATTTCTTGTTGTAATTTATCATTTTGTTGTCTTTTTGTACATTTACAATTCCTTTTGACACATTTTAAGCGTTTTGAACTATTTAAAGTTGCTTTTCGCTATAAAACTACTTAACAACAAAACATTCGGCTTATTTTTATTACGTAGCTTACTCTCTATAGTAACTAACAGCGCTATAAAAGCTATGTACGCTGTCCACGCCATATACGCCATCAGATACAGAGGAAGCTTAACGTAATTAATCGCTACGCCTCCGGCACATCGGCCAGCGACAGGTAGACCGGTAACCCGTCTGGCGACGCTAAGTAGAATGAGTCGTCATAGTAAAGAGTTCTGCCTGTTACCAACTTAATTGTGTCTTTATCTAAAATAAATAAGATCTTGTTACTCAAATAAACAATGTCGTTTCCATGTAAACAATCATCAAAGTAAACCCCGAGTTCTAAATCCCCCGAGACGCCGGTTTCCTCACATTCAATTCTAATATATGCATAATCTGGTGCCTTAGTTTTACGCTTTAAACGAGTAAATTGCCTCTTAGCCTCATCACTAACTTCTAGTGGGGAATTGCTCGATGCACGGTATAGCTTTACACGCGTTCTACGTACGTTTTTAAGCCCTTTCTGCACAATTTTGGCCTCCTGAGGTTTATTAGCATATGTTGATGACATTATTACCATTTAATTAACTGCGCGAAACCAGGTAACACTGTTTATAAGCATGTCTGTCCATTTACCCATATTATTTTGTTTCTGAAACAATAGTTTCTAACTCCCTTAGTACTCTGGAAACACGAGCTAAGCTGTGCATAGCTGTTTTAACAGGTTCCTCTGGAACATGGGATAATCCCATTCGTACTGTGATTAATGTTTTTGCTAAGTCTGATGATGTTTTTTCTAAGTTTGGTGCTAATTGAATATAATCCATTATATTTTCTTTATTCAAAAGACCTAAAGATAGTACAGCATCTACTGTAGTTTTATCTTCAAGAACTGAAGCTTCTTTTACTAAGAACTCGTTTAATTCTGGTATAGAAGAAGAAAGCTTTTCAAACTTTTCGGTTATCGCTTCACCAATATTTCTTGTACTTTCAGGAGACTTGATATTAGACCTTAATCCAATTACTTCTCCACTTCTTAAGGAAGATAGCTTCTCTAATTCTGCGCTAGAAATATTACAATGGATTGCTGCCCAAGAAGCTCCAAGCTTTGTTAAGTTTCTAGTGTCATTACCATTTTTAGCATATTTCTCAAATTCGTTTCCTTCTAAATAATAAAGACCCGCAGTATCTCTCCCACCATAATGGCTAACCTTTTCAAAAGTCTGTGCATAGTCTACCTCTATTTGTTTGTGAAGAGGAATAAACTCTACACTTTTTGGTAAATAATGAGCATTTTTCTCATATATATGTGGTTTGATTCCACTTCCTTTTGAGTCTGTCGGTAGGTATGTAGAAACTTTTCCACTATCTGTTTTTACTACTAATTTAATAGAGCTAAAGTTTGCTGTTTTTTCAATATTATCTGCTACATCTCTATGCATCTTTCCGCCGCTTAGTTTAACATAGTTTGCATTTCCAGGTACATAATAAGCGTTTTTTATAGTTTCGTGTGGAATAACTTCTTGAGATTTCATTTTAATAGGATAATATGTTAATTTTCTTAATCCATCATAACCGGTAATTTCGTAATTACCTATTGAAGCTGTTTTCTGTAAACTTACAATTTCAAATGGGTTTATTGCAGAGTCCCCAATTATAAAGGTTCCAGTTTCTCCTAACATCGGCTCACTGCCTTCTAAGTCAAAGCTAGAAAAGACTATATCAGATGAAGCTTCTTTAGTTTCATACTTTCTATCAGAATTGACATATAAAGTTTCGTTTCTTCCTAATACTTTATAAGCATTTGTCGGTGTAATATCGTCTGTTTTAATTATATCAATGATTTCGCCTGGTTCAGTAACCTCATTCCCTACTTTAAACATTCCGTAGGAGCCTTTTACAGGTGTTTGTGTTGCAAGTCCATGATCTATAGCTTCAGATGCTGGAACAGAACTTAATTGTGCATATTTATCAAAAGATGCCCAATCTTGGTTCTCTGTAACAACTAACGTAGCCTCACTATCGATTACCTTATAACTATTACTATAAGTTCTTTCTTTTGCTTCAACTTCCAGCTCTTTTGCTGTTGCATATTTACTCATTGAAGCTATTTCAGACTGAGTTACTGGTACTTCCCAAACATAGTCTACCCTAGAATTAGCTTGTTTAATAAAATGGTTACCTCTAGAATCTTCATAAATCATGTGTCTATCAATATCAATACCTCTTAACATGTTTTGTGTAAATGATTCTTCTGAAGATGTGTTGATTGCGGCTATTTTTTCAATAACGTCGTAAGTGCCAGAGGATTTATACTGTGTAACTACTTCTGGGTGTTTGTCAAGATAGTCTAAAATATTGTCTATATCTTTTCTATTAACGTTAGAAACTTTTTCCATAAAAGATGCAAGTTTTATTGCAGGTCTTTCAGCAAAAGTAGTCCCCTCTTTTTGTGCACCACTATAATTACCTAAAGCGCTATTATCAACTAAACCAAACAATGATAAGTTTTGACCAATTCCGCTATTAACTCCATGAAATGCGTCGGGGGAGGCAAGCATGTTTCCTAATGTTTCGGCTGTTAGCGGGTAAGCAGTTCCATTTAACATTACTACGTCCATATCAGATAACTTATAGTCATTAACTATAATAGGTATAGATGCCGTTCCAATTTTTAGAAGTCCGACTCCATATCCTTTAGCGTTATCCTTTCTTTTTCACTCAATATTAACTCCACTATTCTGAAATTGCGGAAACTTCTCAAGAAACGATGTTATAATTTCTTTAACCCATTTTGTTGAATCTGTAGATAAGGCCATTGCAGCAGTCTTTTCAAACCCTGGGTATGCCTCTTTCATAAATAAATCTTTCATTTTTTTTGTTCTCCCCTAAGTATAAACTTATATGTTTAGTCAGTTTTAATATAACGGTATATGTATGCTATTGTCAAGTCCAAACTTACACAATGCCATCAGATGTCGGCAATGTTACCGCGGCTAATGCCGTAGACTCTGCTGCTATTGAAGTAACGTCTGTCCCTATTAGTCCTACAGCTGTTGCTATTGCTGTTGCATTTGCCGTGGTTAGGGCTACTCTGGCTGTATGAGAAGCTGCTAAAGCAGTCCAGGACGTAACAAGAGTTCCCATAGTAGTTTGAAATGCTGTCACAGCTGCTAGTGCTACAACACCCGTGCCAAGTGGGTCTGGTGCAGATAGCCCTATATTCAATGTATTCCAAGCTGTGATCATAGTTAATATATTAGCATTTATTAGTGCATCATCTGTCTCTGCCAAGGCCATGTTAGTGCATAAGGAGGTTAATTGGGCGGTTATGCTAGTCAAATTAGTGTTAGTGCTTAGTAACAAATTGTTAGTAGCAGTTAACCTGTCTTTTAAGAACACTGCTTGATTAGCCGACTCTAGACTTTGTGCATTAACTGTTGTGTGTGCTATAGTCGCTACTGCAATTGCATTACAAATTAATGTCCATTTATCGAGAGCTGCTTGCTGCGCTTCTGGATGGTCGACGAGGGAAGTGATATCCACTGCTATGCCTGGTAATACTTGCAGCCAAATCTCATAGGCCAAGCCGGCACCTACAACTCCTTCGCCGGCTGTTCCCCATGTTCCTCCTACTGTTCCTGTAATCTGTGCCATTTAATCTCTATCCCCATCTTCTTTCTCTGGGCTTTGCTTCTTTCTTCTCTCTTTTCTGCACTCTGCTATAGTATAGGTATCGTCATATATAAACTGATAGTCATTTTCATCTAACAAGTTACATATTCTATCTATAGGTATAAAATAACCCATATGAGTAATTGCATCTGCTGAGAAACCCATCGGTTGGATGGAAATTCGTGATGGAACACCTATATACTCATAGCTTTTTCGTGAGTTTGACCACCTGTATACAGCCCCACCACTATTACCATAAATAGTTTGTGCAGATGACATCCAGTACTTGTAGTGATCAATTTCATCGTCCATGTAGGATATTAGTCCTTCTGAAGCAATGGGTGGGTGTCCTAAAGACGCTCCAACGGCGTAACAACTATCAAAGATGTGTACACTCTCTATTTCTTTAACAGGGAATAGTTTGGCTACATGGTCATTAATATTCTCTTTGTCTCTAATTCTTAGTAGAGCCCAATCCTGTCCACCATCTACCTCAGAATAAGCAACGATATCTGCCTCCATTGCAAAAGACCCCACACAATGAGAGTAATTATTGTATCTAAAGAACTCTACATTAACAGTGTCTAATTTCTCAGTATCAACTTTTCGTTTGAACGTTGGGTTCCATTTCTTTTCTACATCTATACACTTTTCAACTACGTGGTGATTGGTAATAATGTATGTATGAACTTCTCCATCATGTTTTTTAGAATAGACTACTGTACCAGATCCGCCCGACTGCTTTGATCTAACCCTAACAGTGGGATAAAACATCTCTTCGTGTTTTTGCTTTATTTCTTTAAATACTCCCATGACTTTCTCCTTTTTAATGGTTATTAATCTATTATGTCGTATAGGGTATAATAAGTAGTTAATTCTTCGCCTTTATCTATCTTACGTAAACTAACAATATTATTTACTCCTAGCTCTTGGTCTGTTATTCTACAATTCGGTTCTTCGGAATGATTTATAAATCCACCTAAAGGTGTTCTAACAATAGTCCCCTCAAATATATGCCTAGGACCACTAAACCCTACATGTGACGGTCCGAAGTTATATCCCATCTCAAAGTTTTCCGTTACAAACAATCCTAACCCCTCTATATTGGATTTCTTTATTGTTACTCCCTTTGGTAAGGGTCTATATGTCTCCTGCTTTTCCACTTCTATCACTCCTTCTAATTCTTTATATTTATCTCCAAACTCTTTTTGCTCTATAAGCTGCATATATAAATTAGTTCATTTTTTTATAATATCAAACTCTAAAGTTGATTCGGCATATCTAAATTCTACTGTTCCAAAATCTCATAAACGTAAAAAGTTAAGCCCTGCCAAAGTATTTCTCATGAGTACATTAGAAGATACGCGCTTCCTATTAAACTTGTCTTCTCTGGGGGCTCATACTTTGTGCGCCTTAAATCTTAAGCATTTTTCTAATAAAGTCTTGCGCTCTTCGACTGTCGATGTAATAGGTTTGCGAAATAAATTATTATAGTGTAATCCTATAGTTCTGCAAAACCTGCTTGCGGGATGTCCAGGCCTTCGCTTGATGGGAATAAGTTTTATAATTTTTACTTCGTTTAATAAAACTGCCATTATTAGATCATAAAACTCATTAACATCCTTTTTGTCCCTCCAGTCACTGATATCAACATGTATATGTAATCCACAAGTATATTTAGTAAAGCACTCAACCGACTTTAGATATTCTAAATAGGGTTTTAAGTCTATAAAGCTATCTCATGATAATATCGGAGAAACTAATTCTAGGGAGTGCTGTCCCAATTTACTGGGTATGCTATCATCTGGAACTATTTTTCAAAAAACCGTAATACTGTGTAATTCTTCTGGGTCTTCGATATACTTTACATCTTGTCCTAACGACACTAATTCTTCTTCTAACTTTTCTCCACTCAACGGAGAAACAAATTCTACTTCAACTCCAAACGATCGCATTACACTCCAGATTTAAAACTAGTAGGTATTTCTCCCAGAGCGTTGGGTACCGCACCTAGAGTTAAAGCTGGTAATGCTGCTGGAGCTATTACGTTTGGTCCCATAGGTCCTAAACTGAAGAATCCTGCATTTTGTACTAACCAGTCAACGAGTCCTGCATTTGCAAATGATACTCCATTCATTTGAACACCTTTTGCTGCGTCTACGGTAAACTCAAGAAGCCCTGCTGTTATAGTAACTTTTCCAGCGGCTGAGTCTAATTTTATACTGCAGGCTCCCGCTGCTGCAGAAAGTGTCATGCTCGTAGCGTCCGCTTCTATTGATGTTGCTCCATTAACAGACTGTAAAGTTGAGCCAAGAGCAGTTAATTCTAATGATGATGAAGTGCCACCCGTACTATGATTTAAAGTAGTGCTGAGTGCAGTGTGATCTGTAACTAGTGTTCCTACATCTACTCCAGCTGAGAAAAGACTCTCTAACTTCATTTCGAGTGGTGACATATCAAAGGTATGCTTATTCCCCGTTATATCAGTAAGTTCCATTGAATAATTAAGGCCCATTTTTGCCACATTTATTCCCACTCGTTCTGTGTAAGTTTGTTGGGGAACGAACCCTAGTTGATTATCTATAGTTCTCATATACATATCAGGGTCAGTGATTATTGCTTCTCCACCATATTGTTCATCTACAAACATACCTGTTCCGGGAGCAGATGTTGCATGCATATGTTTTCTAGATATACTATTATAATAGGGTTGTGCTAATAATAAGGGGCTACTAAGTTTTCCTAAAGACTCTGTGTATGATTCTAGTGCATTCTCACCGTCAGCTTCTTTGTAGCCAACTCCTCTGCCTAACGGGTCTGCTATTGGTATCCCTAAAGGAATATTTAGTTGGAGTCCTTGATGGATTTGTTTACGAAATACTTCTCCAGTTAAAAAGTCAGTTGGTATTACCGACGCTGCTGGAGCAAGAGGCACTTTAGTACCATGATCTCCATCCAACTTTCCATATCTCCATAAAAAGGTTCCTACATTTCCTGGTACATTTCTTTTGGCTGTCCAGTGAATTAAATTACCAGAATTTCTAAAATCTGTACCTGATCCAGGATAATGTCCTCCTTGAAAACCTACCTCTAATTTTGTTACAGCATCTTTTTGCATAGGGTTAGCACCGGAGGAGTTTCTGGTATCTAATACATATGGGTGTGTTGCTATATCCTCATATACTTGTGCTGCATTGTGTATTCTTCCCCCACGGACTACTGCTTTATTAATATAGGGTGACGTGAGTGGTACTAAAGCAACTTCTTCCGTATCCATTTTTTGGTCGGAGTCTATTTGTGTTTCCTGTTGTTGGACAAAAGAAGATGTATGAGAAGTTCTTTCCTGAATGCCTGGGCTAGAAAGCGGGTCAAACTCTATATATTCGTTTTTATAAATCCCCACAGCACTACGCATGGTCAATCTTTTGTTAGAAATATCTATAAATTTTCTGGGACCGCTAATCTGTAATCTTGCAAATGTTCCTGCTGCAAGAGTCATTACCCCTTCTTTAGTCATTTTAAAAACGTTCTTAGCTCTTCCACCAATCTTAAGATAGAAATCTCCCTGCTCCAATGTCTCTGCACTAAGTGATCCCTCGGTAGCTATGCCCAGATCAGGTAAAAAAGTAATTATTTGTGCTTTGGTCATCTGGGTATTACCTGCTGTAGGTACATAAGCTAAACAATGTGACCCCTTAGGAGGTGCAGATTGTATTCCAGCTCCAGTAGCTTCAACAGCAGTAAAGCTGGGAACCTCTGCCTTTATATATGGGGGCTCTGGTAGAGCGCCATACTCGTTGATATATATGGTACGTCTTCCAGTATCTGGATCAATATCAATATCAGCAATATATGCCCTGATAATCTGGTATCGGTTTTCTCCTCGTTTGGATAGTCTTTGTGCGACTTTGTCTTTTAATCCCATACCTAAATATAGGTAGATTTATACTATATTGTCAACCCTTGAAAGTGGTGAATTTTGGGGGTAAATAAGGTATAAGATATATAGTTGTGGGCTTATAGCCTACGCTACTACCAAGCAATGGTTGACACAGAATATGCAAAATGTTCTGCGTAAAATTAGAATAATAACAAATGACAATAAACAAATAAAAGGAGAAATTCTGATGAATTTCATTAAAACAGCAGGTGCAGTAGCAGCAGGAATAGTACTTTCAAATATAGTAGGTGATATCTTTAACGCAGGTGTTCAGACATTAGGTGGTCTATTTAATAGAACTGGCTCTGATGATCAAGATACTTCGGGAAACGATGCCCCAGTGAAAGACGCTCCGAAACCAAAAAAGTAAGAACGCCCCCTCAACATACTATAAGCAATACCAAAGTAAAAACCTATTCTTTATAGGAGATGGCTCAGGCACTGAGATCCGGCAGCTGACGCGACAGGACCAGGAGGAACTGGGTACATAATTAAAGAAAGGTTGCCTCGTGCTCCT